CCTTCTCGCTGGATGGACAACGCTTTCTTGATTGAGACACCTCCTCTAGGGTCTCCACAGTTCTACAGCTTCAACGGTGTTAACGCTGCTGGTGACAACGCTGTGGACATCTACCCCAAGCCTGACGGTGTGTATCAGCTACGCTTTAACGTGGTACTACGTACAGCAGACTTTACAGAAGATACAGAGACTCTGGCAGTGCCTTCATCACCTGTTGTGCAGATTGCTACAGCACTAGGTGCTAGAGAGCGTGGAGAGACTGGTGGTACAAGTGCAGCAGAGTTGTTTGGACTTGCTGACAGAACATTGTCTGACGCTATTGCTATTGATGCGTCACAACACCCTGAAGAAACTATCTGGTATTCTTAATGGCACAACAACTACAGAACATTACAGTAGCTGCTCCGGGCTTTGCTGGTCTTAACACACAGGACTCACCAATAGGTGTTGATCCCTCGTTTGCTGCTGTTGCAGACAACTGCGTTATTGACAAGCTAGGCCGTATTGGTGCGCGTAAGGGCTGGGTAGAGGTATCTACTAATGGCTCTTCTGTATTAGGCAGCAGCCGTGGTATAGAAACCATGTACGAGTTTATTGATAACTCTGGCGATAAGGTCATACTGTCAGCAGGTAACAATAAAGTATTCAAAGGTACTACAACCTTAACAGATATTACTCCTAGTAGCTATACTCCTTCAGCTAACAACTGGAAAACAGTAACACTGAACAACCATGTGTACATGTTCCAGAGAGGCAATGAGCCGCTGATAGGCACAGATGAGTCAGGTTCTTTTGTGTTGGAAGAGATGTCAGCTCACAGCCACAGCACTGGTACTCCTCCGTATGGCAACGAAGTTTTAGCAGCCTATGGTAAATTGTTTGTAGCTGACATTATAGGTGACAAGCACACGGTATACTGGTCTGACACACTTAACGGTCATGCTTGGACAGGAGGCACTTCAGGCTCGTTAGACGTTACATTAGTATGGCCTACAGGCTTTGACGAGATAACGGCTCTAGCAGCTCACAATGGCTTCCTAATCATCTTTGGCAAGAAGTCTATACTGGTGTACTCAGGAGCCTCCTCTCCTGCTAATATGACGCTTACAGACACCATAGAAGGCGTTGGTTGCATAGCTCGTGACTCAGTACAGCACACAGGCACTGACATCATCTTCTTGTCTGAGACAGGTGTACGTAGCTTTGGCAGGACTATACAAGAGAAGTCCATGCCTATGCGGGACATCAGCAAGAATGTACGCACTGATTTGGTGTCTTTGATTCCTTTACAGACTAATCCTATCAAGTCACTGTACAGCTCTGAGGAAGCCTTCTACCTGTTAACACTACCTGACAGCAACACTGTGTACTGCTTTGACATGCGTAGGTCTTTAGAGGATGGTTCACACAGAGCTACTACGTGGTCAGGTATGTATCCTCTGTCCTTTGCTGTGCTAGAGGGTGGTGAGATATACATAGGCATCTCTTCAGGCATTGTTAAGTACACAGGTTACATGGACGGTGCTAACAAGTACGAGATGCGCTACTTCAGTAACCCTATGGACTTTGGTAACACGTCTAATCTGAAGTTCCTAAAGAAGTTTAACTTGACTATCATTGGTGGTCAGAACACACCTACTACTCTGAACTGGGGTTATGACTACACAGCTAACTACACTAAGCAAGCCTTTACATTTGGTGAGTCTAACATTGCTGAGTATGGTATAGCAGAGTACAACACCACAAGCGAGTACACCTCTTCTATTCTCATCAATACTCCAAAGGTTAACACCAGCGGTAGTGGTGAGGTAGTAACCATTGGCATAGAAGCAGAAGTCAACGGTGCTCCATTCTCAATTCAAAAAATCGACATACACGCTCTACTAGGGAGACTTATCTAAATGTCTAATTACACTAAGACAACTAACTTTGCTACAAAGGATTCTCTCCCTTCAGGCAATGCTGCGAAGATTGTGAGAGGAACAGAGATTGACACTGAGTTTAACAACATACAGATAGCGAGTGCTACTAAGGCTAATTCAGCTAATGCTACGCTAACTGGAACAACTACCGCTGTAACCTTAGATGTATCAGGTACATTAACGGCTGGTACAATTACTGGAGGTTCTTACTAATGGGTGCTATGAGTGGTGGAGTAACAAGTGATCAAGCAACAGGCGGTACTTTAGGTAGTATTTTTGACTTTTTAGGTAGTGATACTTTAAATCAAGCACTACGTACAGGTAGTCAGTATTACTTAGGTCAAGAAAACATTAAAGGTGCACAACAGCTAGGTCTTGATACTCAAGCAGGTGCTCAAGTTTTAGCTCAAGAAGCACAGGCAGGTACAGAGTTTAAACCTTACACCGTTACAAGCGGCTTGGCTAACGTAGCTACAGACCTCACTGGCGGGTTTGCTGTAAACTTATCACCAGAACAAAAGGCTCTACAGACGCAGCTACAGGGCCAAGTAGGTGGTTTGTTTGGTCAGGTAGGTGCAGACCCTGCTGCAGCACAAGCTGCTCTCTATGAGCAAATGAGAGCTACACAGCGCCCTGAAGAAGAGCGTCAGCGTCTAGCACTAGAAGAGCGTATGCTGTCACAGGGTCGTCTAGGTTTAGGCTCTGCTGCTTACGGTGGTTCTTCTCCTGAGCTATTGGCACAAGAGACTGCGCGTCAGGAAGCTATGGCACGAGCTAACTTAGGTGCACGGGAACAAGCAATGTCTGAACAATCTCAGGCTGCGATCGTGGGCGGTATGCTACAGGCCGCAGGCTATCAGCCACAGCAGCAAGCGTTGTCTATGTTGTCTGCTAGTCAAGTACCTGCTGGCTATGCTGATGTTGGTCGTAGGACTGGCACTGAGCTGGCTACACAGATGGGTCTAGGTGGTCTGGAAGCAAGACTACAAGCGGAAGACTTAGCTAACCGTCTACAGCTACAGCAAGGGGAAGCAATCTTAGGTGGTTTGTTTGGTCAACAAGCTACAACTCAAGAACAAATCCTTAATAGAATACTTAATCCTAACGGTGCTCTTTTAGAAGGTACGGATGGTTTACTTACTAGTGGTCTTGATTGGTTAGCGGGCAAATTTGGATTTTAAGGAGATAAGATAATGGCTAGAACAGATATTGCAGGACTCCTTACGGGCATGCCTAGCAGCCGTCCTGATCCTATGGGAATGGGTATTAACTCAGAGCAGCAGCGGTTAGCCTTTGGCGCACAACGTGCCGAAGGTTTACAGCGTGGTGTGCGAGGCTTAATGGGCGGAGATACTAGGACTCCAGCAGAGCAACTACAGATGGCTATGGCTCAATTAGACTTAAGCAAGCCAGAGGACTTACGTAAACTAGCCGGTATACAACAAGCTACTGGTGATTTGGCTGGTGCAGCTAAGACTGCCGGAGCTTTACAACAGTTAAGCCAAGAAAAAAGTACAAGAGATTCTTTAATTCGTCTTGCTAAGTCACAAGGCAACACAGAAATGGAAGAGTTCTTGAAAGCGGGCGGTGATCTTAGTAAAGCTGCTGAAGTTTTGTTCCGTAAGAAAAGTGCTGTAGAGCCTAAAAGCTATGTTATGACTGAAGCAAAAAAAGATGAGTATTTGGACAGGTGGGGACAGCTCACTGACGAACAAAAACTAGCTTCAGGTGTTGCGGTTCCCGGCAAAATGTATGGAATTAATGAAGACTCTACAAAACTTAATCAACTGTTTGCAAGAGCTGAACAAATCTTTGCTACTAAACCTACTAAAGGCGGTCGTCCTGCTGCACTAGAGCAAGCCATAATGGAAACATTGGGAACTGTGCCTGTTATGCCTACTATTGGAGGCACCAGTCCTGTAGAAATACCTGTTGGTGACTTAGCTCCGTTACCTGCAGGCAGCGACCCTCACGCAGATACGGTCAACCTCGTTATAGGAGAGTAATCTTGGCTATAAACTTGCAAGATAGTTTACTTGATACTGTTAAGAAAGCTGTAGAAGGTGGTATACTTCTACCTCAAGATTACAGTGCAGCAATAACTGCATCCAAAGATGACCCTGAAGTTGTAAGGTACTTAGAAGGTTTAATGCCTGAGACTCCAGAGGCTATTCCTGCATCTGCTACTAATAACAAACGAGCTGAGCTACAGGCTCAACGTGAGCGTGTCCAAGAGCAGACCGGTGAATCGCCAAAGCCTGCGGATAAAACTAGAAAACCAAAGAAGGAAGCTGAAGTTGTCGAACAAGAGGGTGACATAATTACCCGTGAAGACATCTTAGGTTCTGAGACTTTACGTAGGTATGGTGTCAAGCCCGGTGATCGTTTGATTGATGGTAGGGTTAAGCGCGTGTTTTCTACTAAGGAAGACAGCGTTGAGCTAGGTCACCGTGTAACAGCGGAGGACTTAGCTGTCTCTCCCCGTCTGCGTGAGCTAGACGCTCAGGTAGGTGATAGGATTGTAAACAAAGCTCTGATACCCGCTAGCCGTGACGCTGCTTGGATGCAGCTTCAGTATGGCTTTGATGAGCCGGAAGGGTTTGGTGCTACAGAAAGTTTAGGTGTTTTTTTAGAGTCTCGTATTCCTATTGGTGAACTAAGCTTTGACTTTACTGTTAATAGCTTTAGAGACTTAATTGCTCTTCCGTCTACGATGGCAAGCTACAGCTCTCCTGATGAATTATATGGTGAAGGTTTTTCACAAGCTCCTCCTGAGCAGCGTAGGGAAATGATCCTTGCTAAAAAGGAACGAGACCTTGAAGAAGAGTACGGTCAGTACTTTGAACCTAACCCAGACTCTGCTTACAGAACAGCAGGTAATGTACTAGGTCAGCTTGCAGACCCTACTACTTTAGCTCCTGCTGGTCAGACTTACAAAGGCATGGCCGCTATTGGTGGTGCGGTGGCAGGCAGCTCTAGTGCTGCACAAGACCTTGCTCTTGAGGGTAATGTTGACTGGACAAAAGCAGCTTTAAGTACAGCCGCTGGCGCTGTGTTAGCCCCTGCTGCAGGTAAAATAATTAACGTAGCGGGCACTAAAATAGCTGACCGTGGTGCTACAAAATTACAGAACAAAGCACAGACTGTAGTTGACAATCATTTTAATTCAGGCGGTACTCTTGAAGGTATCAGAAATGCTTGGGTTGAGGCAGGTATAAACCCTCAAGCTTTAGAAGCAGCAGCTACACGTACTGGTAAAAAAATAAAAATACCTAACAAAGCTTCTCGTGCAGAGCAGGCAGTAGAGGAATCTATTACTAGAGATAGTGCGGT